TGCAAGACACCGCAGCAATATTTTGTACAACAGTTAGAACTGACATTATGTTTACCTAATTTTCTTCTGTATTATTTATTTGTTTTTGCTGCTTTAGCAATTTTTGAAGTTCTGCAGTGCTACCAACAAACAAAGCATTGGTAACATTGTTTGGTCCCTTCTTTGGCTCATCATCAAGTTCTTTCATTTTCTTCTGCAAGTCAATCAACTTGTCTGCTACATCTCCGACGTTTTTGATAAGTTGACCAGCAACTTCATAAGCACGAGGATGGTCACTCGCTCGTGCCACATCAAGAATGCCATCTACAGCCTCCTGTCCTTTCATAACAAGATTATGTAGTTGAGCCCTAGTTATTTCATAATCTTGTTTAACATCCAATGATTCACTTTTTTTGAGAGATGGTTTTTCACTTTCATATTTCTGAACCTCCGTTGGTTCAGTTCCAAAAACATCATTCAATCCATCAAAGGTACTCATAGTTCTTCATCCACACCTGTAGTTGGGTTACGTCTCATACTATCGCTAAAATTAGTTGTCATCTCACTGAATCCAAAATCATCATCTGCATCAGCATCAATTGGGTCTGGTTCAACTGTGTATCTAACTTCTCTAGGAATAGCACCAACTTTGGTATCTGTGTAAGAATCGACAATTGCTTTAGTGATAAGAGCAGATTCTCTAACAGGACCATAAAGATAAGTTTTGCAGATAAAGGTCAAAGTGTAAATGACGGCTCTGCGTTGTGCGAAATTACCTTCATAATCATCTTCGTATGCAATGTTTTGTAGAACAACTGGGATATCTTTAATCTCAGTATCATCGTCTGTCAAACGCATCGGAAGATTGTAGTGTGGTTGAAAGAAGGGAAGAATTTGCTCAAGTATTTGCAACCCATCTTCTTGATTTTTTGAGATGATTGAAAGTTCAAATCCAAGATTATAAGGAACTGGCATGAAAGTTGTGTTAGCTGTAGCTCCACTACCAGACTTCTTCATTGTCTGGGTTGGAGCAACTTTTCTACCAGGGTCATAATCAATGCCATTAATTTCAAAAGAAATTCTTGGCAAAGTAATTTGAACTTGTTTGTTAGTTGGGTCTGCGTTTTGCTCAAGTCTAGCAAGAAACTTTTGCTTAGGACCATATGCAAGAGGAACTTTCATGACTTCATTGCCACGACGAAGTTCAATATTATTGAAAAGAGTACCAAATCCAACAACGGTTTTTCTAAAAATCTCGTTGTAAAAGTATGTTCCTAACATCTATCATATTCCGCGAATAGTACCAAACGGATTACCTTCAGCAAAATCTAAAATGTCTTCAGATTCACTTTCAATAGCATCGTTTTGGTCATAGTTTGAATTCGTATTATTTATGGTATTGTAAGTATAAGGACTCCAAACCGCATTAGATGTCAATCCTTTGACTGAATCTACAGTGTTGAATGTTCCATTTCTATTGATAATTTCCAACTCTCGTGTAGCTGGATTCCAAGATTTCACCTCAGCACTTACTGCCAATGGAGATGTTTCCAGTGTAAATCCTGGAGCAGAAGTATATCCAGAACCAGGGTTTAAAGTTATACCAGTAACAAGTCCACTGCTGTTTACCTGTACAGTTCCTGTGGCTTGAGTTCCACCTTCAGGTGGTGGTGTAAATGTAATTGTTGGTGGGTCGTTCGGGTCATAACCCTCACCACCATCCCATACAGTAAACCCAAGAGTCCAATCTTGATGAGTGTATCCAACAACAGCATCATGATTTGTGCTTCTTACTGTTTCTCCAATGGTATAATGACCAGTTCCACCAGGGTCCATTACCAGCTTCATTGAAGATGCATGAGCTGTTTCTACCGCATCAATTTCAGCAACTCCAGTGTCAAGTTCTTCATCGGCATATTCGAACAATTCGCACTGGAGTTCCCAGACGTATCCTTTTCCAAGTTGATAAAATGGTCTTTCGTGCTCTACGAATTTAATTTCAAATAATTTACTAGCAATTGGAAACCAGATTAAATCACCTTCGTTTGGTCTTCCTTCCACGTTGAGGGTGGCGTTTGCGTCCACTTCGCTTTGAAATCTTGCACGAGATACAACAAACGTCGTTTTGTTCTCGATACGGATTCCGAATTTACTGAGTAATTCTCCTTGACCTTCCCAACCTTCGACATCATTGACGTACATGCGGATTGGAAGTGCTTGAGAAAAAGTTGACGATTCGATTTCATTGAGAATAGTATCCTTGTTTACAAAGGTCCTTGGCAAATAATACACGTCTTGACCATACAGGTCAATACTCTCTGTCACCAAATTTCCAATAAAAGTTTGTTCCTGTGCTGAACCGTTTATTTTGAGTCTACAGTTACTAGCTGGATTACTTTGGTTGCAATTGTTAGGTGGCGTATTAGTGTATGTCATCCAATTAGGTCAAGTGGTGGGAGAGAATACGTTGAACGAAGTTCTTGGATTAGTTCCTCTTTCTTCTGGCGAGCATCTTCTAAAATTTGTCTACCATTCAGAGTAACACCTCCAATCATTTGAATTCCATCATACTTGGAAAGATTTTGTCCCCATTGTTGCTGAAAGAGTGCTTCTGTATATCCTTTCAACCATTCGTTGCTATAAGCAGATGTATGTTGGTCTGGGTCAATACCCATAACACATTCAACCAGAATATAATTATCGTTAGTCAATGTCGTCTTCCAGTCAAAGTCAAGGTAAAGACGATTTTGATGATTATTCCATCTAACTCTTCTATGTGCTGGAGAATTTGTAATCCAATCAATTGTTTCGAGATACTGGGAGGTCATGAAGTAGTGTAGTAACTCACCATGAGCAAATCCGTAAATATCATTCAAGAAGATTTGATATTTGATGTTAAAAATATTTCCAGGAACTGTTGTAGAGTTTGAATACCCAGTGTAGACGTGATTAATACCAAGAACATTTGGTGGAAGTTCAATGTAGTTATCAAGTTCTTCCCAAGCGGTAGTTCCTAGTGTAGTTGCTCCATGAGCATTGTTTCTAATTGTATCGTTAACTTGAATACGAATTAAAGACGTATAACTGCCTTCATATGAAAACTCCTGCCATTGAGCAATTGCTTCTTCAATCAAATCATCCAATTGCTCATCGCAAACATTGATATCGATTGCAGGATAACCAAGCCTACGTAGGCAGTATGCCTTCAGTTCTTCTTTAGATGCTGGTCTTGTTGCTGACATTTGTTATCACTCAAAAGGTGTGCTGTGAACAATTCTGGTTTCACCGTTTGCTACTCCTCCAGTGCTAAATGTTAGAGTTTCGCCAGCAACAAAGAATCCAGATATGGTATCTGCTGTAATAGATTTGACAGTTCCTGAGTTGAGAGCAGTAATAGTTCCTGTTGCCCCAGAAACAGAACCCACAAAAGTATCTCCAATTGTCAATCCAGTGTTATTAGCACTAGTATGACGAATGGTCAAAGTAGTTGTATTATTAAGATTATCAAGCATTGCCTTCAGTTGAAGCAATGCATTTTCAAGGAACGTCTGAGAAATTTTAACGTTACCCGAAGTTACTGTAAGATGGTCTGGAGTGAATGAGGCAACACCTTTGTTTACAGAAGTAGCATCTTCTGCAGAAATTGTAATTGTGTTTGCCACATCATTATATGCAATATCAATTGCTTCTCCTTCCGTAAGTGCTGATGCAACAGCATCTTGAGCACGCTCAGCAGTAAAGAACTGAGCATTGATATTTTCAGTAAGGTCTGCAGTTGATGCTGTCGCACCACTTGTAACACGACCCTTAGCATCAACTGTGACCTTAGTATATTGACCAGCAACAACTCCACTATTTGCTAGTGTAGTTGTGATGGTAGCATTTGCTCCACCGTTAAAGGTTGCACTACCAGTTGCATCCCCACTTAGAGCAATAGTTCTGGTAGTTTGCAGAGTAGTAGCAGTATCAGCATTTCCTGTGAGATTGCCAGTTACATTACCTGTCAGGGTAGCAGTAATTGTACCTGCCGCAAAGTTGCCACTAGCATCACGTACAACGACCTGTGAGGCGGTATTGGTGCTTGCCGCAAGGATATTGATTGTTCTGGCAATAGACCCGTTGTAGGACGTTCCAGACGAGAATGACAGATATGTGCCAAGTGAAAGGGTATTACTTACTTGAGTTGCTGTTCCTGTGAGGTTTGCTGTAATTGTTCCAGCCGAGAAGTTGCCGTTAGCGTCACGTAAAACAATAGAGTTAGCAGCAGAGGAAGAGTTGGTGTTAACCGTGAAGGTTGTGTTTCCAGCAACACCATCTGCATTGGTAACAGACAGACCTGTTCCCGAAACTGCAAATGTTCTCCTAGCGTATGTTCCATCTCCAGTCCTCACCAAATAAGCGGTTTCTGTAGTCTGTGATGCAAGTGCAGAAATATCTGAATCTACGTATGCCGTTGTGATAGTTACATCAGAACCACCATTGAAGTTTACATTACCAGATACAACTCCACTAATAGCAATATTTCTTGTTGTCTTAAGAGTATCTGCTGTCAGAGCATTACCCTGGATACCAGCACTTGCACCAGTACCAGAGTTAACCGTAATGATATTGGCAGCAAAGTTTGAAGATGCATCTCTAGTTACAACTGTACTTGCAACGGAAGTAGATGAAGTCGTCAAACCATCGAGCAGGTCAGCATTAAGATTAGTGACCTTTGTTGTCGATGCAACAATAAATGGTGCAGCGCCAGTTGCAACGTTGGATGTAATTTGACCATCAACGGTTAGAGTGCCATCAATATTTGCGTTGGCATCAACATCAAGAGATGTACCAGCACCAGTTAGATTCAAACTACCAGCACGAAGAGCACTATCAGTGCCAGTAAAGACTTCTGACGCATTTGTTGCTGCACGGAGGAAGACGTACTGATTAGCAGAATCATCCCATCCAAAGAATCCAAGACGTGCTTGGGTGTCAAAATATCTGAATTCAATACCACGGTCTTTATTATCATCTGACGTTGGTGCAGTATCACCACCAAGAGTTAGAATAGGGTCGTCAATAGTCATTACCGTGCTATTGACAGTTGTAGTAGTACCATTAACTGTAAGATTGCCACCAATTGTAGCGTTACCACCAACAGTTAGAGTATTGCTACCACTAAGAGTGACTGAAGAGTTGAAGGTCGAAGTTGCATTAACAGTAAGTGTATCTGCAGATGCATCACCAAGAGTGACGTTTGAATTTGCAGTAAGAGTACCTGTAAGAGTGGTGTTTCCAGTTACACCTAAAGTTGATGAGAGTGTTGTAGCTCCTGTTACTCCAAGTGTACTACTAAGAGTTGTAACACCAGTTACACCTAGAGTTCCTGAAATGCTGGTATTACCTGAAGCACCAAGAACACTGAACTTAACAGTGTCTCCTGAATTCCTCTTACCAACATACAGACCTTCATTAGCACCAGTACCACCAATATGCAGAGTTGTTGCAATACCAGCACCACCAGTTACTCTGAGGTTGGAAGTGGTATGAGTTGCGAATGATGGAGTGTATGGTAATGTGGAACCAAGAACAGATGTATAACGAACTGCAAGGTTGTTGACCGTAGATGCAGTACCACCCCCTCCAGTATCTTTAACGATAATTGTGCCGTTTACATAAATGTCACTTGAGAAAAGTACATCCTTAGCAATATATCCACCACCATCAAATCTAAATGCACCATAATCACCTCCACTAATTACATAGTTACTTGACCCATCAGTAACGATTGTTGGCTCATCAACATTGGATGAAACTAAATACGAGCCAGATTGAAGAGTTAAGTTTCCAGTGATAGTTGTTGCACCAGTAACCCCAAGCGTAGAAGAAAGGGTAGTAGCACCAGTTACTCCGAGGGTAGATGAAAGTGTTGTAGCTGCAGTAACACCTAAGGTCCCAGAAACTGAAGTGTTACCTGTATCTGAAGCAACACTAAATTTTGTTACATTAGAACCATTTTGAACAAGCAGATATTGAGTTGCTCCATTAATTGTGATACTACCATTTGTTGTGAATGGTTGGTTATTGTATTGATAAATGCTGCCCCAAATCTGAGTGTTTCCAGTATCAGTAGAAACATAGAAAACATTTGATGTTCCATTATTTACTCTAAGCCATTGACCTGCTGCAGTAAGATTGAAGCTATTTGCAAGGTCCATACGACCATCAAAGTCTGATGCACCACCAACATTCAGATTGCCACTAATTCCAGTTCCACCAGTAACTACCAGAGTGCCTGTCGTGTTGCTAGTTGAAGTAACATTACTAGTGAGGGCAAGGTTGCCAGCAATAACACCAGCATCAGTACCAGAAAAGACTTCAGAAGTATTTGATGCATTGTAAAGGAAGCGATAACCACCTGATGTTCCAGCAAGAGTGGAATAGGAATCATCCCATCCAAAGAATCCCAATCTTGCCTGAGTGTCATAGTATCTAAATTCAATACCACGGTCTTTACTATCATCCATCGTAGGAGCAGTATCACCACCGAGAGTGATAACTGGGTCATCGATAGTTACTACAGTTGAGTTGACAGTTGTGGTTGTTCCCTGTACAACAAGGTCTCCGAGAATTGAAACAGTTCCAGTTGTATTACCGCCAGCAGGATATGGGTCAATGGTAATTGTTCCAGCAGAACTATTTCCAAAAATAGTTGAACCATTGAAATGAATATCTTCAACAATGACATCACCACCAAGGGATTGAATACTGATGTCATTATCAGCAGTAATTTCCATCTTCGCTTCACCAGCTCCAGCATTCTCAGCGGTGAGACGAAGGAATCTATTGGATGCTGTGTTTGCATCCATAAGAATAGTAAGTGAACCAGCACGATTAATAGTTTGAATTGCGGTGCTAGTCTTATCAAGAGTGATGTCGGAAAAAATTGTTGCCGTAGATGTGTTAACATCCAAATCCTGATTGTGAGCAACGTGGAGAAGACTATCACCACTCGTGTTGTTCACACGAAGAGTATTGATAGTTGTAAAACCAGTATATCCAGTTGCAGTTGTATGCTCATTATCCAACTCATAATTTGTTACTGAATTTCCGTCAGTAAAGATGAGTTTATTATTTTGCAGTTGTGTATTATCAACGCCAGCAGCAGCGATTGTTACATGACCATTAGTATCTACATCAAAATCTTCCTGAGCAAATGATGCAAGTCCCTTCTGAACAGTTCCAGCAGCTCCAAGATATCTCCAACCACCAGTATCGCTAGTATTAGTATGTGATGGTGCCGAACCACCTGAAGCGACACTAGAGATGGACTGATAGAGATTTCCAGAAGAAGTTACCAGGGAATAGCGTGCATATGTAGTTCCAGAATTAAATGCTGCAGCCTTCGTACCTTCAATTGCAGTAGCAATAGGAATTGTTTTTGCTGAAGTAAATCTACCCCACTGGTCTACAGTAAATCTTGTAGTATTGACAGTTCTTGTTGTAGCAAGAGGGAGGTCATCTCCACCAGTTGAAATAATAGCGGGAATATTGTATTGACCTGTTGCCGACAAGAACTCTGCTTCTGCGGCAATTGTTGTTGATACAAGGTCAAAAGTTGGGTTGCCTGCAACAGCATTACCATCTGCAATCTGAATACGACCAGTAGTACCAAGCAAAGTTCTTGCTTGAACAACTCCTGGTGCTGTACGGGAAACCATGCCCAGAGCAGAAAGAGATGCAAATGATGTGAGGTCTGGGTCAAGTGGTTGAACATCATTCAATCCCAACTCAATGTATGAAGATGGAGTTGAAGCATTAGTGATACGACCCTTAGCATCAACAGTTAATTTGGTATAGGTTCCTGATGAAGAAGACGTACCATCATAGTGTGGAAGAGTGTTAACAACTTGAAGCAAAGCACTGATATTAAGGTTAGCACTACCATCAAAAACAGCAGAACCTGTAATATCTTGAGTAAGTTGAATCTGTCTTGGTGTAGTTAATCTCTGTGCAGAAGTAGCAGAACCAATGAGAGTTGCCGTAATGTTACCAGCAGCAAAGTTACCATCAGCATCTCGTTGAACAAGAGTATTAGCAGTTGAACTGACAGATTCAAGAGGTCTTTCGTAACGCAAAGAGTTCCATGGGGTGATACCATCCCCGATTTTGATACGACCAGTATCAATCTCGATTCCTAGTTCACCCTGAGCGAGAATTGAGTTGGCGTTTGCCCATTCCTGAGCGCCACCACGTCTTAGTTGGATTCTATTTGCCATTGTCTATCAAACGCTGCGGTGTGGGATTTTCCGAATATAGTTATTTATCACAACAAAAAGGGGACCTTTTGGTCCCCCTTTATTTTCATTCTTCCTGAGGAGGAGTTTCTTCAACTACTGCTTCCTCAGTTGGTGGGTCAACATAATACTCTAGGGCTTCAATAGCACCTTTGAGTTTGAGGATGGTTTGCTCGTTTTGCCTAATGGCACTAATAAGTTTTTGATTTTCTTCCAAAAGTGAGTCCATACGTTCTCTAAATGAAGTGAGCATATCTTCTTGAGATACTTTTTCAATCGTCATAATTAGTCCTGTTTATTTGCAATTTGAAGGAGAAGCGACTTAATATCACCTAGTTCAGATTTTAACTCAGAAACTTGTTTTTGTAAATCACTAATTTCTTGATTTTTTCTTTGTTCCGATTCAAGTCCTCTCATATAATTTAGATACTCGCGATTATTAGTGTTAATAATTGCACCAGACCCGAGGTCACGCCCCAAGTCTGGATTATCATTAACTGGTGCAAGATTAATTTTCATTATGATGCAAGAGCAATTGCTCGGAACTCTTTTACAATCGGAACAGAAGCTTGGTTTGAACTACGCATTACAATTTTAATTTGATATGCGTTGAATTCAAGACCAGATACTTCATACTCATAATCCTGATACGTTACTGAGTCGGTTGGTGATGGAACACTTGCCGTATCAGACGGGAAGAATTCATATCCAATCTCATCAAGTTCCTGACCAGAACCAGGTTGTACTGCTTTATATAGGACATCAATCACAGCACCACTTGGGCGGTATGCCGAAAAGATAACCTTAATTGACCTTGCGGGATTGGTTAAGCGAGCAACTTTAGTGAGATAAACTGCCTCATGACCATCTCCTGTTGCTCTTGTTGCAACATTAGCATCCAAGGGATTATTAATTCTGCTCGTGGTGGTAATTACAGAAGTTCTATCCAAGTCAATGTAAGGAGTTACATTATCACTTGCAGATTCAAATGTTGCCTCAAGTCTTAGTGATTTTGCTCCAGTGAGTTCTTCATCCTCATTGATTTGTGAGCAAATCAATCTAGGAGTTTCAAAATAGTTCTCCTCATTCATAAGGAGGTCTTGATAACTTCCATCATCCACAAATGAGTTTTGAGTAGCTGTCAATCCATCATTAATAGATGTACCAGAAATAGTAGCAGCACGAATATTCAGTTCTGTTTTTGGCATTACCATATTAGTAAGCGTTGGTGTTAGAACCTCATATTGAACGTTTTGAGATGCTGCAGCATGTTCACCACCACTTGTAATTCCGAGACGAGCAACCGAAGTTGTAACCAAATCATAACTATCAAGGGTTGGATTTGCAATTTGATTATGAATTTTATTAATCTCTGTCAGAGGAATGCCATCCAGACTGTAGCAATGAACCACATCTGATTCTGCGTGTGAAGAAGCATTGGTATTATTCACACCTCTTTCAACAACTACCAAAGATTTGCCATCATTTGCAATCTCACTGTAAGTGATAATCTCATTATTGATTTTAATGTATCCTGGATTATTTTGACTAATTGCCAGACCGTTGATGATAGTGTGGAATGCATTTGCATCGGTAACTGGAATTGCGGTATCATCTTCATCGATACCAGCAGTAAGTGTTGTTGGTGTAACTTCAGACTCGACTCCAGAAATAATAACATTATTCCTCGTATCATGCATTGCGTGATTGGAATGCAACACGGTAACTTTCTTGGTTGTCTGCAGGAATGTTGGAGCAATAGAAATATACGAGTCCGTTGAATCACCAGTTTGAGAGTGGTTACTGCCATCGATGACACCACTCACAGTTCCCCCATCACTCAAAATACATTCAATAGTCTCATCATCTGCAAAATCTTTAGAGACATACTTCAGAGTAAGAACTTTATTTGTAGCATTCCAAGTTACGACTTGAGCAGTAGCACCACTAGTTTGTCCAGTGATTGTGCGACCAACTTCAAAATCTCCTGTTAGTCCAGTAGCAAGAACAGTAATAGAACCCTCAGAACGAGAAGATACCAGAGCGTAAGTTACAACCCCACTTGTTGACGAACCAACTTGGAATGAACCACTGATATCTGTAACCGTAATTTGATTTGGATTGGTAGTAGTATTTACAGAACTAATGGTTGCTTGAGCGTTAGAAGTTTTTTGATAAATTCTAGCACCAACTGTAAAATCTTTGTTAGCATCATCGAGAACGAATACCAAATCTGGTTTAAAAGTTCTAATTGGATTATTTCTCAGATTCAGAATTCCACCATTACCAAGACCTAACCGAGCATTAGTGAAACTTGCAGTTGCACTCAGAGGACCAAACTTTGCTCTATACATGCTAAATTTAAGGTCTTCATATTGGTCTGCTGTCCATGTAGATGCGTTTTGGGACTTGAAAAGAACACCCGCATAGGGTTGTTCTGAAATAGTTCTATCACCAGTAACATCAACATCTCCCATTCTAGAAATCCACACCTGATATTCATTTGAGTCTGTAAACAGAATCAATGCATATTCAACACCCTGCTGCAAGAATACTGGAGCACGGAAAGTAAATTTAGTTGGGATTTGAGCAGATTCTGAAAGTTGTACGTCGTCTGGTTTGACGGTAGTATCAGAGAAAGGAAGAATCTTATTGGAAGGATAACCATTTACCATGCTTCTAATTTGCATGTTAATTGGTATACTTGAATCTTTGGTGTAGAAGTAAACTTCACAGGAAGTAACAAAAACACCACCTTCTTGGTCAATGAGGAATGATTGTGCAAGAGGGTCCCACCAACCAACCTGACGCACTTCACTTCTAGTTGATACAATGCTTCTATTATCAGTTACAGTATCTCTTACAATATCTGCGTTACGAACTGCAAGAATATTTTCTTGAACTGTATTAAGAGTTCCACTTGCTTCATACGTGACATCGGCAGACGAAGTGATTGCACCAGTAAGGAAAGAATTGTTTTCACTAGTTGTAAAACGAAGGACTCTCTTTCCAGTTGCCCAACGTGGATTTGAATCTAGATTTGGATTTGGAATAAACAGGGTTCCCCAGAATTGTCCAATTCTATCACTCAAAATTCTACGAGATTTTACAACTGCACGAGCGCCAGAAGTACCAACAAGAACTTCTCCAACTTGAAGATTTCCGTAAAAATCCCCATTAACTTGTGTTGCCATGATATCTGTATCAACACTCAAAAATGCAGTTTGTGATGCATAAGAACTTGGAAGTTCAGTGTCATCATATGGATTATACTTGTAGAAATTGTTTGGGGCAGTAACCTTCAATTTGACACCAGATGTTTGACCAGTTACAGTTTCTCCGATTACGAATGGTGTAGCATTCGTTCTACTATCTGTATTCGGGTCTTTAATCAACTCAATCAGTTTTGGAGTAATGTAGTTATTGACTGGAAGACCATCGAAGAATGCATAGAACTGTGTTCTTGGCTTAAGACGAGCAGCAGCCAAAGCAATATTTCTAGAACGAATCCAAGGAATTGCAGTTTGAGAAATGAGACTATCGCCCAGAGAACGACGGTCAATTCTAGGAACAACTCTAGTTCTAATACCTTCTCTCGATTGGCGAGTAGTAACAGTAAAGTCCCTTGCTTCATGAACGTAAGCAAACCAACCAGTAGGTCCAAGCCAATGACCACCACCAAGGTTAGTCTGTGACAGATATTGTCTGGTGCCTCCAGCAACTTCACCAACCCAGTTAGTTCTCCAAGAACCCCATTCAACTGGAGCAAATCCATCTTGGTCTACTTTATTTTCTCTGGCAACTGCTGAGAAATCTCCCTCAATGTTCTCCACACGAGCAGGCAATCTCTTAGTATCAACCCAATCATCTGATGCTGGACTCAGGTCAATGCGACCGATGTAAGTAAAAACGTTAAATGGGTTAACATTTTCTACTCTCGATGCATAGGGTTGCTGAATCAAAAGCATCTCTTCGTATGGAAGAGTGATAACAGGTCCAGTTCTCTGAACTGTAGATTGTGTTGGTTGCCATTCCAAAGCAACGTTTGTCGTGTAGTGAGATGGACGCATCTCACTCTGTCTAAAGTCAAGTGCTACACGATAATCTTCATGCTGCAAATCACTTACGTTGTGAGATGAGAAGTCATCTACCAGGTAACCATTTTTGAATCTATCTTTACCATTAGCATCTGTAATCTTAAGATTCTTAGTATCAGCCTCCAGCATGGAAAGTGATGTGTAGTACTCGACTGAAGATAGGCGCTGTTCGATTGCACCAATATCTCTCATTGTATATCTACGATTATCTTCCTTCTTAATATAAACATCTCTTTGAGGATGATATCCATATGGTCTATGACGAAGAAGGGCAATAAACATTGCATTCTTCAGGTCTTCTGGTGGCTGAGGATTAAGACTAGAAACTCCTTTAACAACTTGGAATTGTCCATCTGCGGTAAGGAAGAGTTTATCAATTCTTCTCAGATAATATTCATAATCGCATCTAAAGTCTGTTCCAATCTTAGGAATATCAAAGATTGTAGCATTGACAAGTCCACCAGAAGTGAACAATCTTGATTTGAAGTCGAAAGTTGAACAGTTGACATATGCAGGAGAACCTACAGTTCCAACACCACTATAAAGAGCTTGGACTGACGGTCTGAAATCAAGAACGTCTCTAAGTTCGTATGAGCCAAACTTGGGAATATCTGCAAAACTAATTCCAGTATAAGATTGTCCACCAAAATAATCTCCAGTTGACTGATGACCGAACCAATCAAGTACAACTTTTAGTTTGCGAATAGGATTTGGAGCTCCAGCGACTCTTACAATTCTAGAGGTATCATAATACATTCCTCTTTGACCATTATCAAGATAGAAGTTTGAAGTAATATCCTTAGAACCAAGAATCAGCGAATCTTCGTTATCATTAATCAGAGCAGAAATAGATTCATTCGTATTGCTATATCCATCAATGGTTTCTCCACCAAGGAAAATACCAGTAATAGAAACATAAGTAAGTCTCAATGTTGTTGATGAAAAATCAACAACATATGCACGAGCCCCAGAAGTTCTACCAGTAATTACAGAACCAACACTGAAGAAAGCTGGTTCCACCAATTGCATCGAGGGGATTACTGGGTCTGAATCATCATAAGATTCATAAACAGCTCTAAGGCGATAAGCATCGGTGAGACCAAGAGAAATTTCTCTATCCTCAATACGTGTTCCGTAGAGGTTTGAATATTGAAGACCGAAAAGTTGATTATCAAGGTCATTTGATGTCTTGAATACTTTCAAGACAAACATCTTATTGCTAGATTTAATTTTCTTCGAAGTTACGTTCTTCGAGATTGTAGCAGTCAATCTGACTGTAGTGATGTTGCTTAGATTAGTAACTTGGAGAGTAGTTCTATCAGATGATGTAAATGATGCATATCCAACCCCTGCAGGGTTAGCTGTTTGTAGATTGATTACATCACCTTCACCAGTACCCTGAGTAATTGTGAGTGTATAATTTTCTCTTTCTAGAGATGAGAACTGTTCATTTTCTGGAAGAGTAACTGTAAAAGCATTTGATGAAATTGAGACGTTAGAAAAGGTTCTTCTAACAGTCATAGATTCGTCAGAGATGCTCTTAATTGATTCTCTAGGCATTGGAGAGAACAAATCTGCATTCTCTCTACCCTGTAGGGATGGTCTAAACCTAGCAACGTTTGAATATGTTCCATCAGCAGGTGGATTGCTACCTCCAGCCTGGTTAAAAAGTTGCAGCACCTGCGTGCTAGAATTAATAATAACACTAGTGTTTAAGGTATCAAGATTACTCTGGTCAACTCTCTTAACAACGACATATTCTGTAGGAGTAAAATAAATGTAATCTCCAGGACGAATATCTACAGAAAAATTGCTTCCAAATCCAGT